TTGTTTGTTAAGGTTGGCACGGCAAAGAATACCCGTGGAAATATGTTTGTATTATTTTCGCCTTCTTCCGTATATATTTGAGAACGTACGCGGTCTGATGCCCAGCCAAAGGAAAAACCGTTTAACCCGTTTACGGCGTCGGTGGCTGCTTCGAATATATTTGCTAATTGAACTAAACTCATTTTTTGCTTTTAGATATATCATCGATTACCTTTTCTTCTGCCGCTTTGCTCGCAAGGTATTGAAAGACTTGGTACAATTTTGCTTTTTCTGCTGATTCCATAGGTGTAAATCCTGTTAAATTAAACAATCCAGACTCCGCCACTTTCTTTATTGTCAAGTACCAACCGTATTTTTCATTGAGCCTTTCACTTGCTAATTGAGATTTTCCATCGCCCTTTGAAGCATAGAGGTCTGCAAATCTAAGGTATATTTCTCGCTTAACTTGGTCAAAAAAAAAGCAACCTCATAGGATGTCTGCAAGGACATTTGTAAAAAGTCAACCTTGTTTTGCTCAAAGAGTTCGTCGCTGTAATCTTCGCCCAATGGTTTAAGAAGAACCGCCATGATATTTAGCAAGCCATGAGGGTCACCGTTCTTAACTTGGTTCATTGCCTTGTCGTACTGAGCCGCCATAGTAAATTCAAGGAGCGTTGACTTTTCCATTAACCTTTCTGGAAGGGTGTAAACCTTACCGTTAAAATCGTACAGTTGCTTATACTTTGTTTCGGCTGGTGTATTAATGGCGTTCATTATCTTACCGTAAATGTAAACAAGGTATTTTAATTCCAAGCTATCCGCCACCTTTCCAAAGCAAGCTTCAAGGGGAATGCCTGTAAAATAGTTTACCACCTTTGCCATGTAAGGGTATCTTTCTTTTGCCTCCCAGACCTCATCCATGATTTCCAACCGTGTTGTAAGTTGTTTATCAAGTTCATTCCATTGGTCAATTAAAGGCGGAAGGAAACGACGTACATTATCCTTTACCTCCTGTTCTTGCAGTATTTTACCTAAGTCACAAACAACGTCTATTTGCAAAGTATCCTTAGTTATTATTTTCAACTTCTTTGCATACGGTAATATTTTTTTATAAACCGCGTCCCTTTCGTTCATGTATTGAATAGCTTCAAGTTCAACCTTTGGATGCTCAGGCAAAAGGAACTTTGCAAAGTAAATGTATTGCTCCAATGTAATATCCGAAGCCGTTTCGGGATAATTGTACTTGATGGCTTTGTTGCCAATGTTAAATATTACCATTATCTTCTCCTTGCTTTTTTGGTTACAACAGGAATATTATCAGCCAATAAATCGCCATTGTTTTCCTTTGTCGTAGGCATGAAAGGAATTGGTTCGGCTTTGGCATGACTAACAATCGGAATGCTGGTCGGTCGTGACCATTCCCTTTTTATTCCATTCCCTGTTAGTTTCACGGCTTTTTCAAGGTGACCTCGCATTTGCAAGTATTTCTTTCTTTGCATTGGCTTATCAATGATTTCTTGCGTAATCTTTTCGATTAAGTCAATGATGATTAGCGCCTTTTCTTTATCTGTCATATTTCTTTGTTGTAAGTTTCGTTGTAATATTTATTTGCATATTTATCGTAATGTGAATATTCAAGACCATAAGGTAAAGCCGACATATAAGCTTCCGTTATCTGCTCTTTTTCCATTGCTTTGGCTTGTTCATATAATTCAAAATATAAAGAACAAAATTTATTTAATGTTATTTCTTTATTTTCTAATTTACTTTTAAGTTTCCAAACATTATCAGAAAACCATTCAACTGCCGTTTGTTTTTCCATTTTCTTTTTAATTAAATGCAAGTAAATCGCTGCCTTGTGCCAATCGAGAAAATATATATCTAAGGGAATCGCACCCGTGATTATCAGCGTCTAAGGGCGTGGAACTTTTCCTGTCGTTCCAAATGTAATTCCTTAATTCATGCTTTAGATTATACGACTCAGGTGTTACAATGATTTGGTAATCCAACATTTTCTTTATCCCCTCCACGATTGAACCAGCCCCTTTGTCTGCCTTTTGTACATTTAATCCCCGTTGCTGCAAAGCCTCAATCAAACGTGGTTCGCTTGTATCCGCGATTATCAAAGCGTTGGGACTAACGTAATGATTCATTTGTTCAATGACTGCCTCGTATGAAAGAGACTGTTTATAAATGATTTCCTCAACGTATATTTTCTTTGCCCCTTTGTCAACCGCCACCTTAACCAATGCCAACGGGTCAGGGTAGAATCCAAAGTCTAAGCCGTAACCAAAAGGTAGGCTAATATCGAACTCACCCTCAACCCAGTTGTCAAATATTACCCCTTGTTTCCTATCCAGCCATTTTCCCAAGAACCTATGCGCGTATGCCTCAGGTGATTTCGTTTTAATGGCTTCAATCTTTGCTATGTAATCCTTGCTTAGGTTATGGTAATTATCAAAGTACGTCGTATGTATGTGCGTTATATCGGGGTGCGTGCTAATAGGTATCATTTGCGCGTCAATCGTTTCCATGCGATGGGATTTTTCAAACCAACGCTTCCAAATCCAATGTTCCACGTCTTGAGGATTCATGACAAGTATTACAATGTTTGGGGTGTCAGGCATACGAATTGATTCGTCAATGGTATCAAAATCCTTTTCGCTTACAAATTCTTCAGCCTCATCAACGATGAACACGTTTAACGCTGGTATCGATTTTAACTTTGCCGTCTGGTTTCCAGAACTTGTCTTGATGCCTGAGAAAATTATTTCGCTGCCTGTTGCTTTGTGGCTTATTTGCGCGTTCGTCATTTGAAATTCATCACCGACGCCGAGCAAGTCAATTTTTTCACGGAACTCAGGTATCACGGAAATGTTAGCAGACGATAAGGTATAACGTGTAAAAAGTATCTTCCAACCTTTGTTTGCTAAAAGCATGTTACAAGCCCAAAGCCCCACGGTAAATGACTTCGCTGAACCACGTCCCCCAGTTATAAGAAAATAACGTGTCCGAGGTTGCCAAAGGGCTTCGTACTTTTCACTAACCTTTATCTGCATCCTTTGTAAAAATTATCGTTGGAACAGTCACCTTTTCCCCCTGTGTCGTTATGTCAATGTTCTGTTTGCTTTTCCCATAGGCACGGTCAAGGAGTAACTGAGCCGCCTTAATGTCACCCTTTGCCGCCTGTTCACGTAGCTTCATGATAATGGCTTCGGCTGCGGTAATACCGTCCTTTTCCTGACCCATGACATTTGCCATTATTAGGTCAAGGGCTGGGAGTTTCTTTGGGCGTCCGTTGGGGTTGCCTGATTGACCTTTGACAAATGGTTTTGGGTTATCCGATGGTTTAATTGGCATGACTGTATTATGACTGTTTAATTAAAAACAAAAACTCATTCCTTGCTTTGTCATCATCTTTAAAAACACCCAGTAACTTTGTTGTAATTGTCCATGTATCATGCTTCTTTACTCCTCGCATACACATACAAAGGTGCTGGGCTTTTAAAGAAACTGCAACACCTTTACAATTCAATTCACTTTGTAATCTTTCTGCAATTTGGGTTGTTATCCTTTCTTGATTTTGCAGCCTGTTAGCATATAAATCAACGCATCTTGCCAACTTACTTAATCCAACTATTTTATCATTTGGAACATAAGCTACATTTGCAACCCCAAAAAAAGGAGCAACGTGATGTTCGCACAAAGAATAAAAAGGAATGTTTGTTTGAATAATCATTTCATCTGTTCCCTCAGCTTCAAAGGTTGTAAAATTAAATTCCTTAGGTGTTAAAAATTCTTTTAGGAATTTAATATATCTTTTTGGTGTTTCTTTTAACCCGTCTCGATTTGGGTCTTCCCCTAAGTATTGTAAAATCCTTGTAAAATTATCTTCGATTGGTGTTTCGTTTTGTTCCCAAGGGAAAACCAACCATTTGTCTTTTAATTCATTTTCTGTTTGTTTATTAAATAAACCTATAAAAGGTTTATTGTATTTTTCATAATTAATTCTTGTTTTGCCGCTATCGATTAAATCGTCAATAATAATATCAGCATCCTGAGGATTTAAAACAGGATTTAACATAGCCGATATATAAGCGCCACCTCGAGGAACACCATAGTATTTTAAAGACATATCTAATAACGATACTCTTTTTTTTATCTCTTCCCAGCTTACAATATATTCCATAATTTATGTTGTTGTACTGATAATTTCCATTTTGGATTTTGTAAACAAAGATTTACACAATGTTTTAAATTATTGTTATTTATAGTAAAACCGTCTGAATGAGGCGAAATCCAATAATATTCAGCCTTTATTAATGGTTGAGGTATTTCTTGCCCTTCATGTCTTACATACCTTAATTCAGTTACTCCATTAGGATAATTTTTTTTAATAACGTGTTCTGCAACCTTTGGAGAAACACAAATAAAATCAATTCCTTTTGGTGATGCATGCAAACCACTTGTTTCAACTGCTTGATAATAACCATTATTTTTAAAATACGTTATATGTTCTTCTGTTAACTGGTCTAATGGTTCTCCTCCAGTCCATGTAATTTCTTTACAATCAATATTTTTGTTTTTTAACCAATCTAATATTGATTCTAATTTCCATTCTTTACCACTTTCAAATTCTGTGTCACATCTTATTCCTAAAGCATAACAAGCGCTTGCAGCTTTGCAACCTTGCAGCCTTATAAAAAATGTAGGCGTTCCAGCCCTTGCACCTTCACCTTGAAGCGAATAGAATATTTCTGATATTTTAAGGCTCATATGTAACTGTTGATGAAAGCGTTTCCGCTAATGAAATTTTAAAAATCGGTAAATTAGAATTATTTTTTATTTCAGTAAATAACCATACTGCCATATTCTCAGCACTTGTTTCAAATGGAAGAGTAATGTAAGGTTCATTAGCTAATGACAAAATATTACATAAATCATCGTTTTCATACAATAATAGCCAATGACAATATTTTTTGATAATTGGCTCAACTAATTTATCTATATCTGAAAATAATAAGGTAACTCCACTTTTTTTATTTATTTCTTTAAATTTAAATGAACAAATCACGTTATAAGTATGCCCGTGGATACGACCACATTTTTCATCTGCATTTTTATTTCTATGTGCTGCGTAGAAATGATATTTTTTCTCTATTTGAATCATATCCAATTATTTTTTTTTGCCTCGTAAAAACCTTTTACTCTTAATTCAGTCGCTGGGTTGTTATTTATTCCCATTCCCCATTCATTCACATCTTGATTACCGTTATAATCAGTCAATGTATCATTTATAATAACATTTAAACATCCTAAATCTTTTGCAAGTTTCCATGTCTCAGCTTTGTTTATATACATTAATGGAGTATGTATTCTAAAATCTCCATTACCGTATGCAAGTGATAAAACGTTTTGCATTGCGTCAATACTCGTTCTTCTACAATCAGGATATCCTGAGTAATCTGTCTGACAAACACCAGTAATAATATCATTTATGCCTAAATCACTTGCATAACTTGCAGCTATTGATAGAAAAAGTATATTTCGACCACTTGTAAATGATGCTGGTAAATCTGAGTTTATATGACTTTTATCATTATGGTTTGTTTTCTCTGTTAAACTTGATTTAGCTAAAAGTGCTTTTATATTAAATATTTTATAATCAATACCAGCATCTAAAGCAATTTTTTTAGCTTGCTCAAGTTCTTTTATGTGCATTTGCCCATAATCAAAACCAATGGCATAAATTTTATCAAATTGTTTTTTTGCCCAATAAAGACAAGTAGTTGAATCTTGCCCGCCACTTAATAAAATTACTGCATTCATTTTTATAAATTTTGTTCTGCGTATTTTGAAAATTTAACCCATTCTGTGAAATTATGTATTGCGGTTTTATTTGTCTTTACTCTCTGTCCAATTTGTTTATTTTGCTTTTGCATAGTTTCGCCATCAAACAAATAAACTGCTCCAAACTTATTACCACTTAACCATGACGTACTATCAACAGAATAGAATTTATATTTCACCATGCCTTTTAAATTTGTAAATCCTAATCCATGAACTTTACAGTTGTTTTCTTTTGCTATTTTTAACAAAGGATAGAAAACATCATATTCACTTCTTTTTATTTCTTGAGTTACAATTCCTCCAATGGCTATATAATCATAATCTTTGCACATTTGCTTCCAATAATCCAAACCTCTACTTTTATGCCAAACTGGAATACATTTTCTTTCACTTGTTTTTTCTAATAAATGTCTTAATCTTTCAACTTCTTTTAAACCAACTATTGGGTCGATATCTAATTCAAAAAAATACTTAATGTCATGAAGTTTTATAAAATTACCGTAATTAATTACATAAGCATTCCAATCAATAGACTTTCCTTTTAAAGATGTCATGAATGTAAATGCACCACTATCTAATAAAAATCCTTTAAATTCTTTAATTAAAGGAAACATCCATTCTTGTTTAGCTATATAATGATAACTTTCAAGAATATAAATATTTTTTAATTCTATTTCATTAAAGCCTTTTTGTTTTGCAAGTTTAGTTTCATTTTGAAATCCGCTAACTAAAAATAATTTCATATCGTTTTTATAAATTTCTTTCAATCTTCCCCCTGAGCCTATTTCATTTCCTAAACTTGCTAAATATAATTTCATAAAATTCTGCCATTCCTTAATTAAATTTCCAGTTACCCCTCCCGCCAAATAAACAATCATAATCCTAATAATTTAAAAATTATTTGTTCTTTGCTTCCAGAATGTTTTTTCAATGCCTCATTAACTATATTGAAATCATCTTCGGCATATTCTAAAGTAATTTTAAATTTTTCTTCCTTTTGCTCATTGCTGTCTTCAAAGAAATCATCCAAGTTTACATCATTATTAAACTGCGGTATATTCAAGCCCCATGCCTCCAAGTCCACCACCTCCCAATCGTTCGCAAGTGCGTCCCAGTCCCATTCGCCAAAGGCGACGTTATCCGCAATAATAAACCGCTTCTTTTCGTCCTCGGTTAAATCGCTGCTTCGTTTTACCCATGCCTCTTCCACGTCCGTGAATCCAAGTTCTTGCAAAGCGCGAAGCCTCATGTTTCCCCCGAGTACCACGTTGTTTTCATCAATGACCATTGGGCGAAGCGAAAGCATCTTAGGAAACTCCGTGATACTTTGCTTTAGCTTTTGAAACTTGTCGTCCCTCAGGACGCGTGGGTTGTTCGGGTTCGGTTTTATATCCTTTAATTTCATATAGCGTTTAATACGTTTATCCTTAATTCATTAACCTTAACCAAATCCCTTTCTTCCTTTAGCCATTTGCGTCCAGCCTCTAAGTCAACAAAGTACGCATCATCTTTGTCTAAAGCCTTAGTAAATTTGTGGATTAAATCTAATTCGTTCTTGTAAGTCCGTACCCCAGCGATGTTAAATTCCTTGATTTCCTCTGGTGCGTATGAAATACAACCAGCTACCAACATTTCCATCGCAAAATTATTTGACTTCGCTTGATTAAAATTGTCAATCGTTAATGGAAATACGCCATAGTGTGGCGCTGAGTGTTTGACCATTTCAAAGTATTGGAACAATGAATTATTCCACGGCACAATAATTGCCTTAGGATACAATGTTTTGCCCAACCAATCAGCTAAACCAACCATTCCTAATTCAACCTTATCGTTTTTTTGCAACTCAACCCAAAAGTTTTTCACCGTTGCAAGGTCTTCGAGGTGTGTTTGGCTTCCGCGCCACATAACCCGTTTCTTTGCGTCCATCAACTTATCCCTTTTTACAGGCTGCATCGGTGTAACTTTAAAATCAATGGCGTTTGGAACAACGGTAATTTTGTCTATATCGTAAAACTGGGAGTAAAATTCTTTAAGGTATGGGGTTGAGGTCATAACCCAATCAGCATATTTAAACGCCTTTTCGACTGATTCTTTTACCTGAGGCTTGTTAAAATGTTGGCTTGCTGGATTCGCTGGACTTACCTCGTGTAATAGGTCGTCGTGGTCTAAGATAATCTTCTTACCCATTCGTTTTACCTCGTTAATCATGCCAAGTAAATCGTTACCATTAGCACGCTGGAAGATAACAACATCAACGTCGTAAAAATCATACCACTTAACGGTATCAGGGTTAATCATTTTAATGGCAAACTGTGGATAAATATCTCGAAGCCTAATAAATGGATTAACCGTGCGATAGTAGTCCGTAGTTGGGCTGCTTAAATTACAAACAATGCCAATCCTCATTTATTTTTACTTTTATAAGTATTCAATAAAACTTCAAGCACCGCTTCCATTGAATGCTTTTTCCCTGTTGCCTTCCATAAATCAAATTGAATATCCAGCAACCTTTCTCTTATAACCTTATTGCGAAAGGTTACCCCGTACATTTCTTGAGGTTTTGTTGTGTTCATTTTTTTTAAATTATTATACAAATATAATATTATTTTTTTAAAATTGGGGAAATAAATCCGCGTTCCCCCTCGGACACAAACATTGAATGTCTATATGTATTTGAAAGATGTCCAACTACTATCTTGTTATCCGATATAAATTTCATCAACGGGTGTACCGTGTTGTTCCAATCGAAAATATCAACCCATTTATCAGGGGAATAAACTTCTTCTTCCCTGTTCAAGGTCACCAATGATAAATCAAACTTACCGCCAATCTTTTGTAACAAAGAAGGTTTAAAGAACTCACAACTTCCCCGAAGCCAACCAACAGGGTCACCGCACGAATTAGAAAGTATTTCCCAATCGCC